ACCCCCGTTATCTGGAAAAAATGACTCTGCCCCAGATTTGTGAAATTTATGGGACGGATGAACGTTTCAAACATTGGACATCTGCCAGGAAAACCCTGACTGAAATCCAGCGTAACGAAATTGCTAATGCGAAAGCGGCTGGGAGGTTGATAGCAAGGGAACTGGTAAAGGTCGGTATCATTGACCAGCTGGATTCTGTATTCCGGACATTGTTGACTGACACCTCAAAGACGATTTCAATTCGGTCCAAGGCCATGGCAGAATCCGGGAGCGATACGGACGATATTAAAAAACTGATTGTTGACCAGATATCTTCCGTGATCCGGCCTGCAAAAGTCAAGATGATGAGGGTGTTCGAAAATGCTTGATTTAAACACTCTTGGAAAAGATTGGATCAGAGAACTGGTTGGCGACCTTACCGATTCCGTCCAGCACATAACCCCAGCACAATATAACGAGGCTAACAGATACCTGCCAGAGTCCGTCACGGCCATCCCTGGATACATTCGGTATGATGTAAACCCATTCATGCGCGAGATTGTGGATTGTTTTGACCTTGATTCCCCTGTCCGAGAGGTAAATTTAAAAAAAGGCGTTCAGATCACCTATTCTACGGCCCTTGAATCAGGTGCATTTTATTACATGGGGCACGTTAAGACCCTGCCGATCATGTATATGACAGCTGACAAAGAATTGGCCGCTGCACGTATTGAAAACAACTTCTTGCCCATGCTCAATCATTCGGGCATGGGTGATATCATTCGGTCTTCCGATACCGGGAACACCAGGAAAACTGGAAAGACTGCCAATCACCTACAGTTTATGGGTGGTGGATATCTGGTGCCGTTTGGCGCGAAGAATGCCGACAAGATGCGGTCCTATTCCATCTGCATCATGCTCAAAGACGAAATTGACGCATGGCCGGACACTGTCGGGAAAGATGGTGATCCGGATGCCCTGAGTGATGACCGGTGTTCCGGATACTGGGAACGCCGGAAAATATTCCGTGGATCTACTCCTCTCCTTCTGGAGTCGTCCAAAATTCAAAAGGCATTTCTTAGAGGGGACCAGCGCAAATATATGGTCCTTTGTAAAAAATGCGGTTTTCCACAGGAATTACGCTGGCAGACAAAGAATAACAAAACCGGTGTTATTGGCGGGTTTAAGTGGGAGACTGAAGGAGGTGTCCTTCTCCTGGATTCCGTCTGCTACTGCTGCCAAAACTGCGGAGCACGTCACTTTGAGCAGGACAAGGAAAAGCTGTTCTCTGAAGATCACGGAGCGCATTGGGAACCGACCGCACGACCAGCAGAGCCGGAAATCAGATCCTACCATCTGCCGGCACTTTATTCCCCTATTGGTTTACAACCCTGGTATAAATGTGTTTCTGCCTACCTGAAGGGCTTTGATATCGATGCCAAAAAGGTGAAGGATATCGGGGCCTATCAGGTCTTTTATAACAATATCTTGGCCGAACCCTTCAAGGTTCTTGGGGCCAAGGTCCGGTTTACTCAGGTATCGGCCCACCGCCGGCCGGTGTATCGCCTGGGGCAGATTCCAAACGAATACGCAAAAAAATATTCCGGATCACCGATCTTGTTCTTGACCTGCGAAGTGGATGTCCACAAGACCAATTTGGCCATTTCCGTCTTCGGGTGGTGCCGGGATTCGAAAAGCTATGTCATTGAATATTTTAGAGATGAAATTGACGGTGAAGATGCTGATTGCTCCGAACTTACCTCTCCGGTATGGGGTAGACTGCGAAAACTCATCGAAGAAAAGAAGTATACAGCGGATGATGGACTGGAATACGGAATTTCGCTCACACTTATTGATGCCGGCTATGCAAACGACACAGTGACTACTTTCTGCTCGGATTATGACTCCGGTGTTTATCCCATCATCGGCCGGGATCGGCCATCTAAAAATCAGAAAATAAGCGAGTTTGCCGAGTTCAAGACCCAGGCCGGGACCATCGGGTACCGGATACTCGTTGATCATTACAAAGATCGGTTGGCCCCGGTGCTACGCCGTGACTGGGTAGAAGATGCCGGAGATCAGGGTAAATACCACTTCAATGCTCCCGTGGATATCCTTGACAAGCACCTTAAAGAGCTTACCGTCGAAACCCGCCGCAAAAAGGTGGATGAGAATGGCGGTGTCACATATTTCTGGCACCGGCCAGGAAATGCCCGGAACGAACTTTGGGATCTCTTGGTCTATGGCCATGCCGGGGTTGAGATCTTGGCATGGATGATTTGCATCCAGCATTTTGAATTGAAAACCATTGAATGGCCCAAGTTCTGGGATTTCATGGAAGAGAATTTGGAGGCTGCCTGATGGACGCTACATTTATCCAGTCCAGAATAGATGCCACAAAATCTCAAATAGAGTCCTATGAAAATGCCGCCTTAGCATTATCAACAGGCGGTATACAGTCATACACGTTCGACACTGGCCAGGGCAGGCAGACCATAACAAAGCTTGAAGTAAGAAGCTTGCAAATCACAATTGATCAGCTTTACAGCCGCCTTTCATCTCTTGAAGCAAGGCTTTTCGGTGGATCTGTGACAGGGGTGCCGGTATGGTAAAGCTCTTCGAAAGAAATAAGAGGTCCGTCAAAATCCTTGGAATGACCGTATGGGAAAATCCCATTCCGACCATAGGAGTGGATTCCTTACCCAATTACGGAGCTTATGCCGGCCAAACAGTGCAGTCCCCGTGGGAGGACTCCATTTTCGATGGAGAAAAGTTCCTCGGTGGGTTCGGTATCACCCAACTCCAACACATGGACTATTGGGCACTTAGGCAGAGGTCAGCGCAGCTTTTCACAGAGAATATTTATGCCCGTGGCCTGATCCGTCGCCTGATTACCAATGAGATCAATACCGGCCTGATGCCGGAAGCTTCACCGGATGAAGAAATAATAGGCCTCCCTGAAGATAGCCTTTCGGATTGGACCGAAACAGTAGAAAACCGCTGGGGTCTGTGGCACAAAAACCCGGCGCTATGCGACTGGGAACAACTCCATACTTTCGGGGCGATCCAAAGAATCGCCAGGATGGAGGCCATGATCGAAGGTGATGTCCTGGTTGTCCTGCGGCAAAATCAGCAAACCAAATTGCCATCTGTCCAGCTTATAACCGGGGGAAAAGTGCAAACCCCGTGGGGAGGCGAGCATAATATCCGGAAAAACCACACCATCACCCACGGAGTTGAAAAAAATGCCGTTGGCCGGATTGTCGCCTATTGGGTGCTGCAAAAAGAAGGTGGCTTTAAACGGGTACCGGCTTTCGGAGAAAAATCAGGGCGCAGGATTGCATGGCTTGTTTTCGGTACTGAGAAAAGGCTTGATGATGTCCGTGGCGTCCCCCTCCTTTCCTTGATCCTGCAATCCCTTAAAGAACTTGACCGGTATCGGGACAGCGCTCAACGTAAGGCTGTTATCAATTCGATCCTGGCCATGTTCATCAAAAAGACCGCCGATAAACCATCGACATTGCCCATTACCGGTGGCGCAGTTCGTCGCGGGTCTACGGAAACCACAGAATCTGATGGTTCCACCAGAAGCTTTAAAATAGCCGGCATGATCCCGGGTGTTGTAGCCGAGGAATTAAACCAAGGCGAAGAGCCGGTTTTAAAGGGTGGAGAGGGAACAGATATCAACCTCGGGCCGTTTGAGGAAGCGATTATCCAGGCGATAGCCTGGGCAAATGAAATTCCACCTGAAATTTTGCGCCTTGCATTCAGCAATAATTATTCAGCCAGTCAGGCGGCCATCAATGAATTTAAAATCTACCTGAATAAGGTCTGGTCCGATTTCGGTGAGACCTTCTGCTCCCCCATTTATATTGAATGGTTGATCAGTGAGACCATGTTGCGGAAATTTGATGCCCCTGGGTTGCTTGAAGCATGGCGCGACCCGCAAAAATATGACGTTTTGGGGGCATGGACGGCTGTTGAATGGTACGGGTCAATCAAGCCATCCACTGACATGCTTAAGCAGGCGAAGGGCTCAAAAATGCTTGTTGATGAAGGCTGGTCAACAAATGCAAGAGAAGCACGGATAACAACCGGAACTAAATTTTCAAAAAACATCAAGCGCCTGAAAAAAGAAAACGAGCAAAAAGCAGAGGCCATGCGTCCAATCGCAGAATTTAAAAAAGAATTTGGCGAAAAAAAAGACACATCAGACCTACCAAGTAACGAGGAAGGAATAAACGATACCGAGGCCATGGTCGATGCCATAGTCGAGGCGGTAGCAGAGGAAATATGTGGCTCTTAGAGACTAAAATAGGGAACGAGGTTAAACAGGCAATAAAGGATAGGCTTGAGCCGTCAGTCTTAGAGCGTGAAGCTTTTTTAACTGCAACATCAAGTATTGAGTGCTCCGAATGCCGCATCCTTTCCATTGCCGGGTCAAGTGCCGAGATCTCAGTTAAAGGCATCCTTACAAAAACCAGAAGTTTTCTTGCATGGTATATCGGTGGAGGGAACACCACTTATTCAGAGATTGTGGCCGCACTTGCCGAGGCTGATAAAGATCCGAATGTCAGAGACGCTACGGTCAATATAGATTCCCCTGGAGGGAACTTTGACGGGCTGTTTGAGGCCCTGGCCGCTATCCAGGCTTTTTCGAAACCTATAACTGCAAAGGTGACAAACCTTGCCGCCTCTGCTGCATATGCCATTGCCGCACAATGTGACCGAATCACAGTTGCAAACCGTGCCGCAAGGGTTGGTAGCATAGGGGTTGTCGCAACATTTTATGTTTACGACGATGAGATTGAAATAACAAGCACACAAGCCCCTAAGAAAAGACCTGATGTGACAACAGACGAAGGTAAGGCCATGGTCCGCGAGGAGCTTGACGCAATGCACGATCTGTTTGTTGACTCAATAGCAAAAGGGCGAGGGAAGACCATTGAAACAATAAATGCTGAATTTGGTCAGGGTGCGACCCTCCTGGCAGATGACGCGCTTAACCGCGGCATGATTGATTCTGTAATCGCAGATCAGGATACATATGCCGCCAAAACAAAAACCGCCACCAGCGGCGGGAATAAGAAAGGAAATGTTATGGACCTCAAGCAATTGAAGGCCGAGCACCCCGACGTTTACGCAGAGGCGGTGCAGGATGGTGTTGCCCAGGAAAAAGACCGTGTTACGGCTCATTTAACCATGGGAGAGGCCTCAGGAGATATGAAAATAGCTACTGAGGCGATTAAATCCGGTGATGGTATGACCGCAACTTTGCAGGCGAAGTACATGGCGGCCGGTATGAATAAAAAAGACATCCAGGCCCGTCAGGAAGATAACCCTGACGGAGACCTTGGAGACGGAGACGACGACCATGAAGGCGGAGCATGTGCCGTATCGGCCATGGTTGAGTCAAAGCTCGGCATTGAGGGGGATAAATAATCATGAATATGGCAGTCACAAAAAATGATCTCGGCAGTGTGGTCATGAGAGACCCCATCTTTAAAGATGAACCATTGACTTTTTCATCTGCAGGTACTGTCCTTGGAGGCACTATTCTGGCCCGTGATTCTTCAACAGGGAAAATGATCCCATATGTAAAGGGCGGATCAACAAATGACAACGGCGTGCCCAAAGCGGTTTTGACATATGAAGTCACAGCAACATCAGCAGGTGACGTGCATACCCGTGTTGCCATAGGCGGTGTCTTTAATAAAAGCCGCATTGTCATTAATGCAGACGGCGACAACAGCAACGTTGACAACACAGTCCTCGATGCCATGAGGCTTTACGGCCTTTATGCCGAAACTGTTCAGGATATATCAGTCCTGGATAACCAGTAAAAGGAGCGCTTAACATGAGCGGAACCACTACCAAGCGCATGATTCGCGCTTATCAAGAGCAAAACGCACAGCCAGCTATGTTTCTATCTGGATTTTTCCAGAGCCCGGCAAGAAACTTTTATTCATCTGAGGAGGTTGAAATAGATATCGTCCGTGGTGATGAAGATGTTTCTGTTGTTATCCAGGATCTTACGACTGGATACCGGATGAATTCAGATGACCTCTATATCAACAAGGCCTTTAAAGCCCCGATTCACAAAGAGGCCATTTCATTAAATTCAGTTGACCTGCTGAAACGGCTGCCCGGGAAAAACCCTTTTGAGGATCCAGGTTTCAGGGCTGCTATTATCCTGAAAATGTTCAGCGGAATGGGAAAGGTAGAGCGGAAAATTAGACGGGCCATTGAGCTTCAGGCATCCCAGATCTTTCAGACAGGAGCCCTCACGCTAACAGACTCGGACGGCAACTCACTGTATGCCCTTGACTTTAAACCCAAAGCCACCCACTTCCCTGCTGCATCAGTTGCGTGGGGCGGTACATCCCCAGATATGCTTGGTGATATCAACAGCCTGGCAGAAGTTATCAGGAACGACGGCATTGCAGACCCAGATCAGCTCATCATGGGTAATGCATCTTTTCGTGCGTTCATTCAAAATGCTGATGTAAAAGCCTCCTATGATACCCGAAGAATTGACCAGGGGACAATTTCTCCGATGAAAGTTATGGGTAACGGCGGAACTTATCGCGGAACCGTTGAGATAGGTAATTACAGATATGATATCTGGACCTATGGAGGACGATACACAGACCCTGAAACCGGTACAAAAACAACATTCATCGCAGATGATAAGGTTATCGTTCGTGCCTCAACAGGCCGCCTTGATGCCACTTTTGGCGCCATCCCAAATATTGGAAGACTGCTCGGCGTACAGAATACAAACCTGGTCCCAGAGCTTCCCGGCAGACTTAGTAATTCCGCTGGCGGTATGGATCTATTTACAAACGTCTGGCTGTCAAGTGACGGCGAGCAGCTTTTCGGCGGCGTTGGTTGCAGACCCCTGCTTATCCCAACTGCCATGGACACATACGGCTGTCTGGACACCGGTCTCTAAAACAATGCGCCCTTCTGGGCGCTCTTTGAAACAAGGAAAATATAAATGGCTGACAAAACGGAAACCAAAACGGATGATGCAGAATCAACAAAAACGGCAGCTCAAGTTGTCGAGACAGGTCACTATATCGCAGACGGCAAGAGTGTAACCTCAAAAAAAGGAATTCTCGGGCCAGGCGCAAAAGTCGAAGCTGATTTTTTTAACGGCGGGAAAACCACGCTCAATGTCCTGGTAAGATCAGGATACGTTGTAAAAAAATAATCCATGGGCTTGCAAGAAATCATATGGAATGACGCAAAAAAAATTCTGGCCGACCAGTACGGCCCTGGGCAGTCTGTTATTATAACAAGCCCAGATGGCGGACATGACGAGATAAACGGTTTTTACACCGATATCTCACAAAGCATTGACCCGGATACCGGCCAGATGTTTTCAGGCCGGTTTGTGACAGTTACGTTCAGCCTGATTGATATTGATGCTGCATTGATTGGCATTCCACGCGGTATATCTGACCCTGGGGCAAAACCTTGGCTGGTTACGATCTCGGATGTTTTAGGCAATGAATACACATTTAAAGTCTCTGCATCTCACCCAGACAGATCTATGGGAACCGTGATTTGCGATCTTGAGGTTTACGATGGCTGAATTGATTCAGGGTTTGATAGACAAGCAAGATACGTCAGAGCTAATCAGGGATAATATTGTGTCTATACTGGCGAGTGAGGTGCAAAGCCAGATGCAGCTTGCAGATGACGCGGGGAAAGACCCTTTGCATTGGAAGCTCAGAATTTTTAAAGAGGCGTCAAACCCTTTTGAACAATAGCTCGACCCAGAATCTCTTGCAGCGGATAAATCACCAATT